CTGATCCGCGGCGCGCTCACCGACATCCCCTGCCTCTACGCCTACATCTTCACCGACTGGCGTATGTGGGTATATCTGTTCGACCTCGTCGAGGCGGCCGGCTTCGGCGTCAAGTCTGAGATCGTATGGGACAAGGGCACGCCGGGCATGGGCGTCGGCTGGCGCTCGCAGCATGAGCTCATTCTGTTCGGTGCCAAGGCTGCCACCCACTTCGACGGCCACAAGGGCTACGGCAACGTCCTGAGCATCTCCCGCTCCGGGAATGAGCTGCACCCAACACAGAAGCCCGTCGAGCTGCTGGAGAAGCTGGTCGACAACACGGACTTCGCCACGGGCGTCTATGATCCCTTCGGCGGCTCCGGCACGACGCTGGCCGCCTGCGAGGCATACGGGCAGCCCTCCTACATCATGGAGCTGACGCCCGCCTTCACGGACGTGATCGTCAAGAGGTACATCAGAATAACAGGAAAGACAACCGTGCGCTGCGTCCGTCAAGGCCGAGAGCTACCGCGCGAGGAGATCGCCGCGATCTTCGAGCCTGACGAGGAAGGAGGTGAGCAGGAGTGACGCCCTGACATAATGAGCGAGAAGCCGATCACACAACGGATCAAGGACAGGCTCGCGGCCTACACCGCCATGCTGAGGGACATCGACAACCAGCTCGAACGCCTCGACCGCATGGAGATGACGATGGCCTCGCCGCCCGGCCCTGATCTGACAGGTATGCCACGCGGATCCGGCACACCATCCGACCGCACCGGCATGATGGTGGAGCGGAAAATGGAGCTCGAGGAACAGATCGACCGGCTCAAGGCTGAGGAGAAGCAGGAGCGCAACGCCATCGAGGGCCTGATCCTCCAGCTCTCCGACCCCGACGAGCGCGCCGTCATCCGGCTGCGCTACTTCGACCGGGCTGACTGGGAGAGCACCTGCGGCGTCCTGTTCGGTGATCGGCGTGACTACGTCGACAGAGTGGACGCCTACCAGAACAGGACATACAAGATCCACGGCCGCGCCCTGCTCAACCTCGCCGCCGTGCTGGACGAGCTGGAGCCCCTGCCTGATCCGCGGCAGTAAAACGCAGTAAAAGGAACAAAAGGGAAGTAAAAGGAATTGAAAAGCAGTAGCGACCCGTGCTATTCTATATCCTGCAAAAGACAGCCGGACACACGGACAACGCCGTGACAATTCCGAGCGGCTGACCAGAGGAAAACCAAATAACAACCGACGGCAAGAGGCCGACGGGCGAACCAACGCCCGCCGGTCTCTTTTTGCGTATAGGAAGGAGGCGACGGCCATGCCTCAGAACAGCATCTCGGCGCAGCTCAGCAACCTACAACAGCTCGTCGCTGACCTCGAGGCAATCGAGAACGGCGGCAAGAAGGCCATCAGCAACACCATCAAGGACGTCAAGGCCAGAGCCCCGGGCTGGATCGCTCAGGAGGTCACGGCCGTCTACAACATCAAGAAGTCGGAGATCACGCCCTCGGGCAGCGGAAAGCCGAAGAAGATGGCCGGCAGCATCCAGATCACCGGCGAGACCATCGAGGAGCTCGCCATCACCTACAAGGGCAGGCTCCTGACCCCTGTGCACTTCGGCATGACACCGAAGGCCCCGCCCCGTGGCAAGAGCTACACGCTGAAGGCGCAGGTGCTCAAGGGGCAGAAGAAGGTAGTTGGCCGCTATTTGAACACAAGAACCCCGGGCGGCCCGTTCTCGCAGCGATCGCACAATATTCTCATGGGGACAGGCAACACCAAGAGTGACGGCACGAGCTGGATCCCATTCCAGCGAATGAGCAAGACCCGCACCGACATCAAGAAGCTGACCACCATCTCGGTGCCGCAGATGATAACCAGCGACCGCACCAACGAGGCCATCATGCTCCGGCTCAACACCGAGACCAGCAAGCGCCTCGAGCACCACATGAAGCGAGCCCTCGGCCTCTAAGCCAGAGCCCACCAGAACGCCGCACAGCGCGTCCACAGCCGCACCCGACACCAAGCCCGGCCCAACACCGCCAGACGCGCACAGAGCGCGCCACAGCGCCGCGCAGACGCCTCCACGGCCACGCACAGCGCCGCAAGGTACTGTGACGGGCCCCTCTGGCCTGCGGTGCTGGCGAGCCCAAAAAACGCGCAGCCGGGAAAAATTTTTTTCGGGCCGTTTCGTTTCGCCCGAGCGGCAGAAAGGAGGGAACGCCATGCCGAACCCAACCAACAACAAGCTCGTCGACAGCAAGACCATCGCGGCCCTGTTCGACATGACGCCCCGCCGAGTGCAGCAGCTCACCAAGGATGGCGTCATCGCCGCGGTCAAGGAAGGCAACGCCAACCGCTATGACCTGCTGCCGACGATCCAGAGGTACATCCGATACCTGACGGCCAAGGCCAACGGCCGGGAGCCGTCGAAGAAGGACAGCGAGATCGAGGGCCGACGTCTGGAGGCTGAGGCTGACCTCAAGCGCAGCAAGGCAGACATCGCCGCCCTCCAGCTCAGTGAGCTCGAGGGCACCATGCACCGCAGCGAGGACGTCGAGGCTGTGATGACCGACCTCGTCTACAATATCAGGTCGATGCTCGTGGCCCTGCCGGGCCGTCTGGCCGTCGACGTCACCGGCGCAGCAACACCCGCCGAGGCGTCTGAGATCATCCGCACAGAGGTCTACAAGATCCTGACGGAGCTGGCCGGTTATAAATACGATCCCGAGGTGTACGCCCGGCGAGTAAGGGATCGGGAAGGCTGGAGCGAGCAGCTCGCCGATGACGCGGACGACTAAAAAAGCCGCCGCGAAGCTCAATACCGCCATCGCCGGAGCGGTCAAACGCTTCGCCCCGCCTGAGAGCCTGACCGTGGACGAGTGGGCCGACAAGCACCGCCGCCTCTCCCCGGAAAGCTCAGCCGAGGCCGGCCCGTGGCGTACCAAGCGCACCCCGTACCTCGAGGAGCCCATGCGGGCCTTTACGGATCCGAAGGTGCACAAAATAGTCATGGTGGCCGCCTCTCAGGTCGGCAAGTCTGAGCTCGAGCTCAACATCATCGGCTACATCATCGACCAAGACCCCGGCAGCATCCTCTACGTCCACCCGACCATCGACGACGCCCGGAAGTTCAGCCGCCTCCGCGTGGCCCCTATGATCCGCGACAGCAAGCCCCTGAAGGCGAAGGTGCACGACGTCAAGGCTAAGGACAGTGGCAACACAATCCTCCAGAAGTCGTTCCCGGGCGGGATGCTCACCCTGACCGGCTCCAACAGCGCCTCGGCTCTGGCCTCCACGCCTGCCCGCTATATCATCGGCGACGAGCGCGACCGCTGGGCGACCAGCGCCGGCACAGAGGGCGACCCGTGGGCGCTGGCCGAAGCACGTCAGGCCACATTCTACAACGCCAAGGCGGTCGAGGTCTCCACCCCGACCATCAAGGGCAACAGCAACATCGAAACGAGTTTTTACCAAGGCACGCAGGAACGCTGGTGCCACCGCTGCCCCGAGTGCGGGGAGTACAGCGAGATCGTGTTCGACAATATTCACTTCGACCCGGAGGTCAAGAGGATCCGCGGGAAAAAGTCGTGGAGCCTCAAGAGCGGCGTCTCGTGGAGCTGCCCGGCGTGCGGCTGCCTGATCCCCGAGGACACCATGCGAAAGCAGCCTGCCAAGTGGATCGCCGACAACCCGGACGCCTACAAGAAGGGCGTCCGTTCTTTTTGGCTCAATGCCTTCTCGAGCCCGTGGACTCCGTGGGAGAAAATCGTCCTCAAGTTCCTCGACGCCAAGGATGACCCGCAGCGCCTCAAGGTCGTCTACAACACCCTGCTCGGCCAACTGTGGGAAGATCGCGGCGACCTCGAGGACGAGGACACCATGCTCGCCCGCCGTGAGGACTACGGCACCCGCCCGGACGGCACCCCTGTGGAGCTGCCTGACGGCGTGCTCGTGCTGACCTGCGGCGTCGACACTCAGGACAACCGCCTCGAATACGAGGTAGTCGGCCACGGGAAGTACGGCGAGACGTGGGGCGTCGTCAAGGGCTACATCATGGGCCGGCCAGACACCCCGGAGGTCTGGCAGCGACTCGACGACGTGGTCGACCACGTCTACAAGTTCAAAAACGGCCGCGGCCTGAAGATCTCCATCACCTGCGTCGACTCCGGCGGCCACTTCACCCAAGAGGTCTATGAGGCGTGCCGGGCCCGCGTCGGCAAGCGCGTCTTTGCCATCAAGGGCAAGGGCGGCGACGGCATCCCCTTCGTCTCACCCCCGAGCAAGGTGCCGATCCGCGACAACAAGCGGATCACCTGCTGGCTCTACACCATCGGCGTCGACGCCGGCAAGGCGACGATCATGGCTAATCTGAAGGTGCAGGAGCCCGGGCCAAAATACTGCCATTTCAACCGGCACCCCGACGCCGGTTATGACCTCAATTTCTTCAACGGGCTCCTCTCCGAGAAGCTGGTGCTCACGCACACGCGCCGCGGCGACCGCTGGGCATGGGAGAAGCTGCCCGGGCACAACCGCAACGAGGCCCTCGACTGCCGCGACTACGCCAACGCCGGCCTCAAGATCATCAACCCCGACATGGACGCCATCGAGCGCCGCCTGCAAGGGCTGGAGGAAAAACCGAAGGCCCCGCAGCAGCGACGGCAGCGGCAACGGCACAACCGGGCCGACGCCTTCGACGATTGGTAAGGAGGACAGACCACAATGAGAAAGACCCGCGAACAAATCGAGTACCAGCTCTCCATCAAGAGGAACCGGCTGGAGCTCTACCTGAAGCGAGAGGCCGAGATGCTGGACGGAGGCGTCCAGAGCTACGGCATCGGCTCGCGCAATCTGGCCCGCTACAACACCGACCTCGGATCCATCCGGGCCGCCATCAAACAGCTCGAGGCAGACATCGAAGCCCTCGAGGCCGCACTGAACGGCGAGAAGCCGCGAAAAGCTGTGGGAGTAGTGCCCCGAGACTGGTGAAAGAAGCCCCGGAAGGGGCTTTTTTCATAGGCCGACGCCGGGAGTTTTCGCTCCTTTTCTCCCGACTCGGCCATCTTCACCATGAAGGAGGTGAGCACCATCAGCAAAAGAAAAAGCAGAAGCCGCCCACAGAACAGGCGGCAGCAGCCGCGCCCTGTGAATAAGGGCTACGGCGACGCCGGCGCGAGCTGGCACAAGAAGGCGACCAAGGGCTTCAGAGCTATGAGCGGCAGCCCGAAGGAGGACATCGACGCCAACAACTACACCCTGCGGCAGCGTGCCCGGATGCTTTACATGGCGGCCCCGATCGCCACCTCTGCCATCCGCACCAACCGCACCAACGTCGTCGGCATCGGCCTCCAGCTCAAGAGCCGGATCGACCGCGAGGCGCTCGGCATGACGCAGGAGGCCGCTGACGCATGGCAGGCTCAGGCCGAGCGTGAGTTCGCTCTCTGGTCTGAGAACAAAAGGGCGTGCGACGCCACCGGCGTCAACAACTTCGCAGCCATGCAGCAGCTCGCACTCTCCTCGTGGCTGGTCAGCGGCGACGTGTTCGCCGTCGTGAAGCAGTACGAGCCGACGCCGCTCACGCCCTACTCGCTACGCCTGCACCTGATCGAGGCCGACCGAGTCGCCACGCCAACGACCTCCGGCATCATCACCCCGATGCTGCTGACCACCGGCAAGGCGGCCAACGGCAACACCATCTACGACGGCGTCGAGGTGAACGACGACGGCCAGATCGAGGCGTACCACATCCGCAGCACCTACCCCTTCGAGCTCGGCAGCACGACGACGACGTGGGCCCGTGTTCAGGCATACGGCGAGCGGACTGGCCTGCCGAACATCCTGCACGTCATGGAGAGCGAGCGCCCGGATCAATACCGCGGCGTCAGCTATCTCGCGCAGGTCATCGAGCCCCTGCTCCAGCTTCGCCGCTACACCGAGAGCGAGCTGACTGCGGCGGTCGTCGAGTCGTTTTTCACGGCCTTCATCAAGACCGAGGCAGGCGCCGGCGACAACCCGTTCAACGAGGTCGGGAGCAGCCTGCCGGAGGTGAGCCGAGATCCTAACGAGTACGAGATGGGCCCCGGCCAGATCAACATCATGGAGCCCGGCGAGGACGTGACCTTTGCAGACCCCAAGCGGCCGGCCAGTGGCTTCAACACCTTCCTGCGCGCCATCTGTGAACAGGTGGGCGCCGCGCTCGAGATCCCGGCCGACCTTCTGCTCAAGAGCTTCAACAGCTCGTACAGCGCCAGCCGCGCCGCCCTGATGGAGGCGTGGAAGGCGTTCCGCATGAGGCGCAAGTGGTTTGTCGATGACTTCTGCACGCCGGTATATGAGATCTGGCTCTCTGAAGCCGTCGCCCGCGGCCGCATCAGCGCCCCGGGCTTCTTCACAGATCCGGCGATCCGCGCCGCATACCTCGGCGCCGAGTGGATCGGCCCCTCTCAGGGACAGCTCGACCCGACGAAGGAGATCACGGCCGAGATCCTCGCCATCGGCGAAGGCATCACGACCAGAGAACAGGCGACCATCCGACTCAACGGCGGTCAGTGGGACGCCAACGTCGACCAGCTCACTCGGGAAAACGAGAAGCTGCGCGCAGCGCAGGGACAGGTCGACCAGAGCACAGCGGCCAGCGGCACGATCTCCGCAGCTCTGCGGGAGGCGATCGTCGCCGAGGCCATCAAAAGTATCAAGGAAGGAGACAAGCATGAGAACGCATAACACTCCCCGGCTCTGCGCCGGGCCTCAGACTGCGGGCACGCCGATCAAGTTCTGGAACGTCGCCAGCATCGGCGACGACGAGGGCGAGATCACCCTCTACGGCGACGTCGTGAGCCGTCAGCCTGTGGACTGGTGGACGGGCGAGCCCGAGCCCGGCCTCTACATCGCGCCCGAGAGCTTCATGGAGGATCTCGCGGCCGTCAAGGGCAAGAGCAACATCACCATCAAGATCAATAGCTGCGGCGGCGACCTCTACACCGGCATCGCCATCCACAACGCCATCAAGGGCCTGACCGGCCACAAGGTCGTCGTCGTGGAAGGCATCGCGGCCAGCGCGGCCAGCGTCATCGCCTGCGCGGGCGACGAGGTACAGGTCTATCCCGGCAGCATGGTGATGATCCACGGAGTCGCTGGGCTGCTCTACGACTACTACACCCTCGCAGACCTGAAGAAGCTCCAGAAGGACTTCGACGCGAGCGAGCGGGCCATCGCGGAGATCTACCACGCCAAGACCGGCCTCGAGGTCGACCAGCTCCGCAGCATGATGACCCGCGAGACGTGGATGGTCGGGCAGGAGGCCATTGACAACGGCTTTGCCGACACCCTGCTCACAGACGAAGGACCCGACGTCGCCCTGAGCGCCGACAAGAAGGTGCTCCTCGTCGCCGGCATCCGGCACGACGTCAAGGGCTTCAGACACATCCCGGGGACGATCCCCATCGACAACAGCATCCACGCCGCCCCTGCGGCTGGAAATAAACACGCGGCCGCCAAGAACGACGGCCCCAAGAAGGAGGACAACAAGACCATGACCCTCGAAGAAATGAGAGCACAGCACCCCGACGTCGTGGCTCAGATCGAGCAGCAGGCGGCCGAAACTGCCAGAACGCAGGAACGCGCCCGCATCGAGGCCATCGACAGCATCGCCGCAAGTGTGGGCGACGCGCAGCTCGTCAGGGACGCCAAGTACGGCGAGACCCCCTGCACCGCTGAGCAGCTCGCGCTCAAGGCTATGCAGAAGCAGGCGGCCCTCGGTGCCAAGCACCTGAAGGACGCCAAGGCTGACAACGACGAGTCCGGCGCTGCCGGCGTCGGCGCTGCCCCTAACGGCGGCGAGGAAGGCAGCGAAAACGACGACAAGGCAAAGGTGGACGCCATCGTCGGCCTCTACAACTCCACCAAGTCTCAGAACGGAGGTAAGAAGTAATGAGCAAGAGACTGGACGAAAACCTCGGCAGCGTCGGCTATGACGGCTTGATCGTTGCCAACGAGCCCGTCGCTGACGTGTTCACCGTGACCATCCGCAAGGAGGCCACCGCCGCAGCCACCTATAAGCGCGGCACCGTGCTGGCCCTGTCTGCCGGCACCGCCGGCGACGGCAAGCTGGTGATCCTCGGCTCCACCGCGACCACCAACGAAACCCTGACCGCCAACTGCATCCTCTCCGAGGACGTGGAAGTCGGCACCACCGCGGACGTGACCGTGCTGGCCTACCGCACCGGCCACTTCGCCCGCAACAAGCTGGCTGTCGCAAGCGGCTACACCCTGAAGGCGACCGACGAGGAGGAGCTGCGCAAGGCCGGCATCCTGCTCTCCGACGCCATCGAATACTAAGAGAAGGAGGACAACAAAATGCCTTTTAACTTCTACGACACCCACACGCTGCTCATGGCCGTGCAGCAGCTCACCCCTGCTGCGACCTTCCTGCGTGACCGCTACTTCCCCACCAACGACGCGAGCGACATCTTCGCCACCGACGACGTGCTCGTCGAGTTCCGTGACGGCAGCAAGAAGCTGGCGCCCTTCGTGGCCCCTCGCAAGGGCGGCGTCACCGTCCTGCGCGCCGGCTACAATATGGAACGCTACACCCCGCCCTTCGTGGCTCCCCGTCGCGTCCTGACCCTCGACGAGCTGCGCAAGCGCGGCTTCGGCGAGGCTCTCTACTCTCAGCTCACCCCTGAGCAGCGCCAGCAGACCCTCATCCTGCGCGACGCTGACGAGCTGGGCGAGCTCATCACCAACCGCGAAGAAGCGATGGCCGCCGAGACCATGTTGACCAATGGCTGCGTGATGAAGCACATCGCCGACGACGTCGACAAGGCCGACGAGATGGAGATCCGTTTCTACTCCGAGGCCAGCAACCCCGCGACCTACACCCCGACGGCCAAGTGGGACGCCACCGGCGGCAAGATCCTGAAGGATCTGGAGGCCATGATCCGTATGCTGACCAAGCGCGGCCTCCGCGCTTCTGATCTGG